CATCAAGAAGTAGCTAAACTACTGAAGGAGAGATTAAATGGGTTATAGAGCAACAGAAGCAATGGCAGCTAACGCAAAGCGTGGCTTAGAGATGCGCCAGAAAGTTAGTCCTAGCAATCGTGGCGGCACAGCAGTAGGATTAAATCGTGCAAGTCAATTTGCAAACAGACGAGAAGTTAGTTTAGATACAGTAAAACGTACCTATAGTTTCTTAAGCCGTGCAGAAGTGTATTACAAGCCTGGAGAGAACACAGCAGGCACGCAAGCATATCTGTTATGGGGAGGTCCACCAGGCCTTACTTGGGCAAGAAACATATTACGCAGTGAAGGATTATTAGATGACTGAAATAGTTAAAAAGAAAGTAGGCGGCGCACGACCGGGTGCAGGCAGAAAGAAAGGCGTGACACAGAAATTGTCAGCGCAAACTATTCTTGCCGCCATAGAAGATAAAGATAAGCCATTCGCTGAAGGCTTTGCAGAAGATTATCACAATGCACGTATGGGTGATGATAAGCATTTGTTACAGAAGTATCAGAGTATGATATTGAACAAAGTTGTTGCAGATAAGCAAGAGATTGACGTGACTACATTAGGTCAGTCAATGAACAATAACTTTGTGTTTCCAACAAAAGAACTAAGCGATTGGAAAGAGATTCCAATTAGTTACACAGTGAATGAATAACATTGAGATACCTCTTTATGGCGAGCAATCGACAATACTAAATGATTGGCTCAATACTGACAAACATTGTGTGGATATTGTTCCAGTGGGTAGTGGTAAGACATTTCTTGCCTCTATCGCCCTACCACTATTTGCTAGTGATGCGAGATACCATAAAGGTAAAGACATAATCTACAGTGCGCCGACAGGTGCAATGATTAAGTCACTAATTTGGGAACCTCTCAAGCATAGTTGCATCAATCATTTTGGATTAAGTGATGGTAAAGATATTAATAATAGTGAGCTTACAATTAAGTTTCCTAATGGCATATTCATTCGCTGTAAAAGTGCAGAGCAACGTGAGAACTTACGAGGTCTTAACGTAGGCGTATGGGTCGCTGACGAAGCCGCATTGTACACGCAAGATACACTGCAAGAAATAACAAATCGATTGCGTCCCAGAGTAGGTCAAGCTGATACGCAAGGTCGATTGATTGTGATTAGTACACCTAACGGTACAGGCCCATTGCACGATCTGTTCACATTAGCATTAGAGAATGATGAGAAGTATGTTGTTCGTCATTACAACTATTTGCAAATGCGTAGCGGTAATAAAAACTTTATTGATGAGCAGAAACGTATCATCAGCCCACTAAAGTTTAATCAAGATTATATGTGTCAGTGGGAAAGTGTTAGTGATGCGTTCTTTTATACGTGGGATAGACACAAATATACACGTGAAGTCAAAGACTTTGGTGGCGATTTATATACATTCCACGACTTTAACAAACGTGTTATGTGCGCTACTGTCGCACAAGTTAAAAAGAGTGGGCATAAAGAAGGCACGATAGAGATATTAAAAAGTTATGCGATACCTGATTGCAGTACAGAAGGCATTGCCGATGCGATTAGACAAGACTTTCCTAAACGCAGAATCAACAGCATTATCGATATGAGTGGTACACAAGTTAATCGTGATACTACGTCACCATTCGGCGTAACAGATCGTATCATCTTAGAGAAGTATGGCTTTACTATTGTGAATACACGCAAGAGTAATCCATTGATTACAGATACAGATAACACAAGTAATGGCTTTATCAATCGTGGTGGTTTAGTTGTGCAACCTGATGATAAGTTTTTATTAGAAGCATTGCAAACATATCATTTTGAAGATGGTAGTCGTAAAAAGCTAGTCAAGTATAGTGAGAGTCGTTACGCACACATAGACGGATTAGGTGATTGCATACGTTATGGCATACATCATCTGTTCCCAATACAACACGACAGCTTACCAATCAATGAGTTTGTAGGTATGGATCAACGTATCAGTAGGCAGAACACGCCTGGCTTACAGCATATGCCTGAGAGTCCATTGTATCCAGGTGGACCAAGTTGGGAAGAGATTATGAATGGTGATGTAGTAGAAGATTATCAGGTGTGGAATTAATTATGGCAAGATATCAAGGCGATAGTGGAACACTATTAGAACGACTATTAGATAAAGTTATAGTCAATGAAATTACAGACTGCTGGGAGTTTCAAGGTGGTAAAAACAATATTGGTTATGGAATGATACGTGACGGCAAAAAGATGCGTACAAGTCATCGTGTTAGTTATGAAGAACATAAAGGCCCTATACCACACGGCCTATGCGTAATGCATAGTTGTGATAACCCAATCTGCTGTAATCCTAGTCATTTAAGCGTGGGAACTCATAAACAAAACACAAGAGATATGATGAACAAAGGTAGATCGAATCCATTCGGTAGCTATCTTGGCAATGGTGGTATGTTAGGTAAAAAACAACCTACTACAGCTTGCAAGTATTGCAATCGATCAATACCAAACAATGTTTACGCTAGATTTCACGGAGATAAGTGTAAGCTTAAACCTTAAGCATAAATACATTATGCATAAATCAACAGAACTCGCTCTAAGCGATATAAAGAGACAAAACAATGTACAACAATCGTGATTTACTAAAACGCAATGTAGTATATGACAACATCTATTTGCAGATGTTATCGTATCAATACGCATATCTTGGCGGCATTACATTTAAGCAAGCTGTTCGCAAGAAAAGACCTAGTGAAGATAGCACACTCTATCTTGACTTAGTAGCTAATACAGTAGCACAGCCTATCTGTCGTTACATTGTTGACACTATCAATGATGTATTATTTGAGCCGGGTATCAAACGCAATTTACAATTTTGTACACCACAAGGCAAACATATCGCTCCTGAGAATAATGAATGGATCGATTTGTTTCAGTTAGACAGCGATTTAACTAACCGTTCAATGAATGGTTTTATGGAAGGTGTAGGAGATTTAACAAGTATATTTGGGCATTGTTGGGTCGCAGTCGATATGCCCCAAGCAACAGAAGGGAATCTTGGTAGACCATATGTGTGTGCCATTAGCCCATTGGATGTATGGGACTGGGAGTTCGACTACTACGGTGGTCGACCACTGCTCAAATATGTTAAAATCAAAGAGATGGAAGAAACAGATTGTTACTACATCAAGTGCTATCATTTAGGCGATGCGACAACTCCATCACGTTGGGAAAGCTATGAAGTACAAAAAGGACCTGGTAAAGAAAATCAACCAGCTGAGAAAATAGGCGAAGGTACATACCCACCTGGTATGAGCGTACCTGTATTCATTGCATATGGTCGCAGAGATCCTAGAACAATGGAATGTGGCGTAAGTGATATTGATAGTGCAAGTGATGCACAAAAAGAATATTATAAATTAGAATGCGAAAAGTATACAGCATTACAGTTTGCTCACACAATTATTCGTGCAGATAAAGGCATTAGTGTTCCAGTACACGCAGGTGCTATTGTTCGTGCTAATGAAGGACAGATTGAAGCTATTGCAATTGATACTGGTGACGTAGATGCAATTATTAAAGCACAAGATAATATACTAGAACAGATAGAAGCATTGACTGGCTTAGGTGGCTTACGCACAAGTAAGAACCAAATTGCGTCAGGTGTTGCTATTATTGAAGAACGCAAGCAACTACACAGAACTGCTAAAGCTAAAGCACGATTGATGGAAGTCACAGAAGAAATGATTTACACTTATGCCGCACGTTTTATGGATCAACGTTGGGCTGGTGAAGTACATTATAACACTGACTATGAAGCGCACGATACTAACTATCGTATGGCATTGATTAAGTCTGCTAACGAGTTAGCTGGTGAGAATGAAATCGTTAAGTCACTGATTACAAAAGAAATCATTGCATTACTATCACCTGCAGAAGACATACCAGAATACGAACAGGTTTACATCAATACGATTACATCTAGTGAACTAAAAACATTGATGCAAGAAAACAATGACCAAGTATTAAGCAGAGATTTAGAAGCTAGTATGATACCAGAACACGAACAGTATGGTGAAATAGATGGTAAAGAACAAGCTGAATATGATAACGAAAACGGAGAATCAGACAATACTAGTATACTAGGTGGTGCTGGTACTCCAGTAACAGAAGTAGGATTAACCTACTATCCAAATCAAGTAGCACCTGCATTATTGCTAGGTGGTACAGCAGGTAGATAATACTACCTATAAACTAATTGTAATAAATACAATACAAACTCGGTGATAACGTAA